AAATGGAACACCGTGTGTACAGTGCCAAAACGGTCGAATTAGTCATGACGGAAATGTTGTCTAACTTGAGGACGCAGCTGTTAGGACTGCCGACAAAGTTGGCGCCACAGATGGAAGGGAAAACCAAAGAAGAAATTTACGCCAGATTGACGAAAGAATTGGAAGAAAAGCTATCTGAGCTGAGTGAATATAGCCCGGATCTCTTCACCGAAGAAGAAGTAGAAGAGGAGGACGAGCCATGAAGTCAGCGAAAGAATTGTGGCAATATATATCCCGACACGGCTTGAAACCGCTGCCGAAGACGTCTGTCAGCGAATGGGCGGATACGTATCGCTATTTGTCGGCCGGTGTTTCGTCAGAGCCGGGCAAATGGCGGACGGAACGGGCCGAATATCAACGGGCCATCATGGATGCCTTCATAGAACCCGGCGTACATCGCGTCGTCGTCAAGTCGGCGGCGCAGATTGGCAAATCAGACATCATGAACAACGTCATCGGCCGCTTTGCCCACCTGGACCCGGCTTCCATCATGATGATACAGCCTACGGTAGACATGGCCCAGGATTATTCTAAATCGCGCATCGCTCCGATGATCCGCGACACGCCAGTATTAAGCTCGTTGTTCTACGATGTGAAGCGGGCAGGGGATAAGACGGCTAAAACCAGGGATGGAAACAACACGATTCTGTCGAAATTCTTCCCAGGCGGCCGACTGGTCATGTGTGGAGCTAACAGCCCGGCCGGACTGGCCAGCCGGCCAATACGGATTCTGCTGGCCGACGAGGTGGACCGATTTCCCGATTCGGCTGGCACCGAAGGCGACCCGGTAGACCTGGCAGCCAAACGAATGACGACATTCTGGAACCGGGTCATGGGGCTGTTTTCGACGCCGACAACCGAGGGAAGCAGCCGAATTGATGCGGAATACATCGCCGGCACGCAGGAAGAATGGCAGCATCAATGCCCTAATTGCGGGGAATGGCATCTGCTCCGGTATCTCGACATGGAAACCGATGCAGAGACCTACAAAGATGATCGGGGCGAACGTCATGCTATTGTACATCACGTGAAATGGAGATGCCCGGCATGTGGCTATGAATTCACGGAACGGCAAATGAAGAACGCTGTTCAAGGCTATCGAGCACAGAATCCAAAGGCCCGGTCGAATGGTATCCGTTCCTTTTTCATCAATGCTTTCACTTCTCCCTGGACCAGCTGGAATGAAATCATGCGGGAATGGCTGGAAGCCAAAGGAGACCCGACGCGCGAACAGGTTGTGGTCAACACGCGGTTCGGTGAAAGCTATCGACAGCCAGGGGCGTTCGATGACGAAAAGATTTTCGTCAGGCGCCGCGAATCGTATGGAGCAGAGTTGCCCGATGGCGTGCTGTTATTGACAGTAGCCGTCGATACCCAGGACAACCGACTGGAATATGAAGTATGTGGCTGGGGAGCTGGTGAAGAGTCGTGGGGTATCCGCAAGGGCGTTATTTTAGGTCGTCCAGACCAGGAATCAACCTGGGAAGAATTGGACACCATCCTCGAACACGTGTACCGGTTCAAAAACGGAACCGGGCTGAAAATCGTCCGTACCTTCATCGACTCTGGCGGCCATTATACCGGCCATGTCTATCGCTATTGTGAAGCGAATTTTACCAAACAGCGGTTCGCTATCAAAGGTTACAGCAACAAGCCGGGCATACCGTTGAACTACAAAATCGGGAAGGCATCGGGGACGCCGATACCGCTGGTCATCCTCGGCGTAGACGATGGCAAACAGCAGGTAATGAATCGCCTGGCCATCAAAGCCCCAGGGCCTCAATACATGCATTTCCCGTTGGATGAAAACAGCGACGGCTTGGATAACCGAGGATATGACGAACTTTATTTCAAGGGACTTATATCCGAACATAAGACGAAAGTCAAGAAAAACGGCGTTATCCGTGAGGTATGGCAAACGACAACAGGTGTCCGAAACGAACCTCTGGATCTTCGTGTCTACAATCTGGGATGCATGTTGTCGGTCAATCCGCACTGGGATGAACTACAAGCTATCATGAAACAGCCGGCGAAGGAAGCGGCCGTCAGAAAAGAACAACCTAAGCCCGCAAGAAAACGACGGGTCAGCAAACAGACGAACATTTGGTAGGAGGAAGCATGAGTAAACTGCAAAATGAACGACTGGCCCGGTATGTAGAAGCCGAGAAGGCCGTTTTGATGGGACAGTCGTATACTATCGGCAACCGGACTCTGACAAGGGCAGACTTATCCAGCATCCGTGTTGCCATCGATAACCTGATTGCCAGCGGGGCGACGCTGGACGACAGCGAAACGCCAGGGAAAGGGCGCGGGAAACGCATTGTATTTTTCGATTAAGGAGGGCCGACCATGGCAAAACGAAATAAACGGTCACGACAAAAGGCGCGGACACCGACAATTCAGAACAGCGGTTATTCAAACGGCGGGGCTTCACATAAAAGCAATATTCTAAAAGCCTACAATCCGCGAAAATATTCCGCAAAATCAGACGTAAATGCCAATCTATATACGTTGCGCAACCGCAGTGCTGACCAGTCTATCAATACGCCTATCGGTGCGGCGGCTATCATGACCAGCTCATTGCATACGATTGGGGCGGGATTACATTTATTTCCGCGACCCAAGTATAAGTTGTTAGGCATGACGGCTGACGAGTCCCGGAAATGGTCACGCCATGTAGCTCAAGAATTCGACCTGTGGGCCTGCTCGACACAGTGCGATCTGACAAGGCGCAATAATTTTTACGACATGCAGGACATCAACTACACAGGCTATCTCGTGGATGGTGATGCCTTTTGTCTGTTCAAGCGCCGTCCGCCGACAGCGGATATGCCGTATAGTTTGCGTCTGCAACTGCTGGAAGGGAATCGGGTAAGCAATCCATATGGGCAGGATTATTATGGCATTACCGGACCGTATGCAGTAGAAATGACGGCACCAACACCAGGTAACAAAATCATATCCGGGGTAGAAATCGACTCAGATGGAGCCGTCGCCGCATATTGGGTATCGAACAAAGTACCTGGCGATCCAGTAGATATAGGGACGATTGCCACCTGGACCCGCGTCAAAGCATGGGGCGATATTTGTGGAATGCCAAACATCATACAGACCAGCAACGACCAGCGGCCGGAACAATATCGGGGAGCGCCATATTTATCCCCTGTCATTGAGACGCTGAAACAAGTCAGCCGTTATACGACGGCCGAGCTGACAGCTGCTATTGTCAAGTCATTTTTCTCGCTGTTTTTCACAGAGTCCCAGACATCTGGCGGCACGCTGAATGACTTCATCGGCAAGACCATTGACCCCCAGGGCGGCCCCGTCATCGACCCGGACGAATACGCATTAGGGCCTGGGACCATCAATGCCCTTCCTCGTGGCGTCGATGTCAAAAGCGTCGATGCGTCGCGCAGCATGTCAACGTTCGACGCCTTCACGACGAAGCTGTTGGAAATGGTCGGCAGCGCCATCGGCCAGCCTTACGAAGTCCTGATGAAGCATTTCACGTCATCCTATTCGGCCTCCCGTGCCGCCATGCTACAGGCGTGGGAAGAATATAAGCGCCGGCGCATTTGGTTCGCCCGCGATTTTTGCCAGCCTGTCTATGAAATGTGGCTGGCCGAAGCCATTGCCATCGGGCGCGTCAAAGCCCCGGGATTCTTCACGGATCCATTGATTCGGAAATGTTGGTGCAACGCCGATTGGTACGGACCGACCATGACGATACTTGACCCGGTAAAAGATGTCAACGGCAGCGCCTTGCGGACGACATACGGCCTGAGCACACGAGAACGAGAAGCGGCTGAGCTGACAGGCACGGACTTGGAAGAAAATCTGGAACAGCTGGCGTACGAACAGAAGATGATTGAAAAATACGGTCTGACTATCGGAAGCCCGGAAGTGCTGGCCGACAAAGGAGAGACAACCCATGAAGAGTAAAAGATTTTGGCGTTTCGTCAATGAAGCGGGCGACGACAACGCAGAACTGCTGCTGTATGGCGCCATCGCGTCGCAGTCATGGTACGACGATGACGTTACGCCGCGCCAGTTCAACGACGATTTAAAAGAATGTGGCGGCAAGAATCTGACTGTACGCATCAACAGTCCCGGTGGCGACGTGTTCGCGGCCCAGGCCATTTATACGATGCTCAAAGGCTACAGCGGCAAGAAGACCATGCACATCGACGGGATGTGTGCCAGCGCGGCCACTATCATCGCTTGTGCGGGAGACAGCGTAGAAATGCCGAGGAATGCACTGTACATGATTCACAACCCGGCATCCTTTCTCATTGGCGGCTATGATGAACAGGGCCTGGCCAAATTACAGAAAGCGCTGGCATCGACGAAAGAAACGATTTTGAACGTCTATGCGGAACGATGCCATAAGACAACGGATGAATTGGCACTGATGATGGACGATGAAACGTGGATGACGGCCGACCAGGCCCTGGAAAATGGTTTCATCGACGCCATCGACGAAGACTATCAGGTCACGGCCAGCCTAAATGACAATATGCTGATTGTCAATAATATTTCCTGCCCGTGTCACATGAAGAACCGGGCACAGCTTGAAAAGATCATCAACAAAGGAGAAAAAAATATGGATGATAAAACCTTAGCCAGCAAACTGGCAGCCTTATTGGGTTTGAACCCGCAGAACGCGAACAAGGATGCGGATGAATCGAAGCGAATTGCTGAATTGAAGGCACTGAAAAACGGGAACGTATACACCGATGCCATGATTGACCGGGCTATCAGCGACGGTCGGACAGCGGATGATGTAGCTCCCTATATCGAAGCCGTCGCCGGCGTACAGTCGCCGAGTGACCAGGCACTAGCAAGCGTACGCACCATGATTATGGAACAGATGCAGTCCGGATCTGAACAGGTAACGCCAGTACCGAAAACAGGAATGCCGCAGAACCAGGCAGCCGCAAAGAAAGCTCAGGACATTGAAGATGTAGTCAATGCAGCGAATAGATTGAGAGGTGCAAAATAATGGCAATCAGAGAAGTCATCGACATTAAACACGACCAGCTTATCGGCGGGCCGGAAATTCCGATTTTGCTCAAGAACGTCACATTAACGGCTGGGACAGCTATGAAACGCGGCACGCTGATTACAGTTACCGGGACAGTCGCTGTGGCTACGGCTAAAGCCGCTGTTGCCAATGCTATTTTGAGTTGCGACGTGGATGATAAAGCCACCGTTGCGACGGTCTATGTTTCTGGCCGATTCCATCGCGAATACCTCATTGCCGCCAGCGAAGATACGGTTGACGCCCATGAAGAAGAATTGCGAAATGCCGGTATTTTCTTGACATCTGTACACTAGGAGGAACTGAACATGGCTATTGAATTGAGAGATACTGTATCTTTGATGCAGGCAATGGAACGGATTACGCCGCCGGCATCTTTTTTGCTTGATACCTTTTTCCCGCTTGTACCGGCGACAGCCGTTACGACCAAAATTGCCGTAGAATACCGCAAGCGTGGCCGTCAGCTGGCCCCCTTTGTCGTTCGTGGCGCAAAAGGAGCGAGCATGAAAGACACGGGCTCTAAAATCGCTATCTACCAGCCGCCGATGATGGGGCCGAGTAAGGTAGTAGATCCGGAAGAATTATCGGAACGCGGCTTTGGCGAAAACATCTACAGCACGACGACACCGGCCCAGCGCGCAGCCATCAAGCAGGCTGAAGATATGGTGGATTTGCAGAACGCAATCATCAACCGTAAAGCGAAGATGGCGGCGGATATCTTGCAGACTGGTAAATGCGACATCGAAGGTTATGCCGATGACGGCAAGACAGTGTTGATTGACACCATTGCGTTTGACTTTGACCATAAAGTCACACCGACGACAACCTGGGATAAAGCCGGCGCAACGATTTACAGCGACATCAAGAACGCTTCGGAACTCATCCAGGAAGACGCCGGTATCGTCCCGACCATGATGATTTGTGGGAAAAATATCGCAGATTATTTGCTGAGCAATGACCAGATCATGAAATGGATGATGGTTCCGACGGCGGACAATCTGTCCCTCATGGGCTTCCAGCCGCAGATCATCAGCCCGCAGATTACTCACGTCGGGCGCATTAAATCGCTGAACCTCGACGTCTATACCTATGCAGAAACGTACACCGACGATGCCGGGAAATCGCAGTATTTCATCGACCCCGATACGGCCATCATCGCCATTCCGGGCCGCGGCAGTCAGCTCCACGGCGCCTGCACCCTGCTCAATGATGCCGGCACGGCCTACGAAACCTTCGTTGCACCGTATGTGCCGTACTATAACGGCAACAAGGATACGCAGGTATTGAGCTTCTACATGTACTGCCGTTGTGTCCTGGCTCCGCAGTTTGTCGACGATTGGGCCGTCATCAAAGCGAAATAGGAGGGATGACCATGAAGTTAGTCGTTACATACGGCTGCGTTTCCATGGGCAAGCACTTATATCGGACTGGCGACTCGTTCGAGTTGCCGGACGATGAAGCGGAAAAACTCATGGAACGGGCCGATGAACAAGTTGTTGCCTTGGTTGGGGACAAAGTGGCCCCGGCTAATGAGCCAGAGACGGAAGAATCGCCGGCAGACGAACCAGGGATGGAACTGCCCCAGGCCGATGCCGCCGCAGCCGTCCAAAAATGAGCACGTTCAAAGAAATGGTAGCTTCAGACATTCCGGCTTTTCTCAATGCTGATGAATTTGCCGAAACACATGAGCTGAATGGCAAGAAGTATACATGCATCGTGCAGAGTCCCAAAGAAGACGCTATGTTCCAGACACAGGAAATCTATTCCGGCTTCGAGAGCACCCATGGCCAGGTCATCATCATTCATATCGCTAAAGACGATTACGGAGAAGTCCCATCGGAAGGAGAAAGTTTTACTGTCGATGGCGATTACTGCCTGGTAGATAACGTCATCGACGACATGGGTATCTTGACGATGACCCTGCATAAGAATCACTAGGAGGGCCTATGAGCGTAGAAATCGACATTCAAGGTGACAAAAAGCTTATGGACGCCTTGTCCTCTCTGAGCGATAAAGAAATCGCCAGGGCGGCTGTAGCTGCCGGAAAGCGGGCGGCCACAGCCGCCAGGACGGCAGGGGCAAAGGAAATCCGAAGCATTTATACCATGAAGGCCGGGGACTTGAAAGCGAAGGCGCAGATCCGGGCCGATGAAGACGGCGCTACCATCCTTGTCAAAGGGGCGCCCGAGGCAATCCATAAATATCAGGCCAAGAAGCGGCGGGACGGCGTCTTCGTATCCGTAAAGCGCGGGAAAATGACGCATGTCCCCCGCGGCTTTAGCTTGGGCGGGGCATTCGTCGCCCGTAAGGGAAAGGAAAGATACCCGCTGAAAGGTATCTATGGGCCGGCCGTGCCGCAGTTATTCGGCAATCCCGATGTCCTGAGCGTCATGATGGATCGTGGCAGTGACGTCTTTGAAGAACGATTGGAACATGAAATCGAATACAGATTAGGGAAGTGATGCGATGACCCCATTGGAATGCGCGGAAGGTATCGCGGAATTCTTGAAAGAAAAATTCACGGCTTACCAGGAATATTGTGAAGGCCGGCCAGAAAATATCTTTTCGAGTGTCGATACGGATGTAAATGTATATGCCGGATTCCTGCCCCGGGCGAATAACCGGGCAGACCAAAAGAAACTTTGTCCGGCCGTCGTGGTACGGCCAGAAGCTACGACAGACGACCGGGATAAGTCCGTTACGTCTATCGTCATCTACGCGACCATTTACGATGAAGATATGACCTATGGAGCTCATATGTTGTTCCATTTCCTCGAATTCATCCGCTATCACCTGCTGGCCAACAATCCCATTGCCAAGAAATGGTTCATTGATATAGATGACGGGAATATCAAGACGACGATTCCCGATGACCAGCCGTTCCCACAATGGGTAGGTGTCATTGAGTTCGACGTATTCATTCCGCAGCCACGTCAAACTCATTGGGAGGTTTTAGGAGGCAGATACGATGAATGAAAACAGCGGGCCGGTCATCTACGTCGGCCCAGCCTATAAAGACACGGAAATCCACACGAATCAGATTTTCGCAGACGGGATTCCTGCAAAATATAAGGACGACCCGGTATATAAGCATCTGTTCGTCACAGCGGGCGAATTAGATGCGGCACAAAAAGAAGTTAAATCTACAGGCTCGTTGAGAAACATCATGTATAAACGGGCCATGGCATTACACGGAGGTAAATAAAATGGCATTTTTCCACGGCGTAAAAGCAAGCGAAGTCCCGACCTCGATTGTGGCGACTGTCGCCACTGATTCCGGCTTGCCGGTTGTCTTCGGGACGGCGCCTGTCCATCTGACAGAAGACCCGACGGCCTATGTCAATAAACCCGTCATCTGCTACAGCTGGAAGGAAGCGACGCAGAATTTGGGGTATCATCCCGACTGGGATAAGTACACGCTCTGCGAAGCGATGTATACCGAATTCAAACTGTACAATGTAAAACCAATTGTATTTGTCAATGTATTGGACCCAGCCAAACATAAAGTATCCGTTTCGGACACAGCCAAGACAGTTACGAAGAAACAGGTCATCCTTACGGATCCGGTCTTATTGCATACGCTGACAGTCAAGGGCAGTGCAGACGAGTCCGCAGCCACCTTGGATAAGGACTATACTGCGGCATACGACGATGATGGTCAGCTCATCATTACCCTCTTGGATGATGGTGCCCTGGCCTCCGTATCGAGCATCAATGTTGCTTATGACAAATTAGATCCGACGGCTGTCAAAGATGACGATATCATCGGCGGCATGTCCACGGATGGCAAAAACAAAGGGCTGGAACTCGTCGACGATATTTATTTCCAGATTGGCAAAGTTCCAGGCCTGTTGGCAGCACCGGGATGGTCTGAAAAGCCGGCCATTGCCGCTGTCATGAAAGCCAAAGCGGCTAAAATCGACGGCTTGTTCCCTTGCATGGTACTGGTAGACATCAATACGGAACAGGTCAAAAAATACGCCGACGTCAATATGTGGAAAAACGGCAACAATTACACGGGGAACAACCAGATTGTCTGCTGGCCGTGCGCTAAAAATGGCGATATGGTTTTCCACTTATCGACCCATATCATGGGCATCATCGGCGTTACCGACGGCAATAACGATGACGTCCCGTATCAGTCACCGTCCAACCAGACATTACAGGCGACAGGGCTGTGCCTGAAAGATGGCAGTGAAGTAAATCTCAATCTGACACAGGCCAATTTGCTGAATGAACAGGGCATCGTTACGGGCTTGAATTTCTCCGGCGGCTGGAAGTCTTGGGGGAACTTTACCGGCGCTTATCCGGGCACGACAGATGTCAAAGATATGTTCATCTGTGTCCGGCGCATGTTCAACTGGCAGTATGTCACCTTCATTTTAACGAACTGGCAGAAGACAGACCAGCCAATCACTCCGAGACTGGTAAAAACGCTGGTAGACAGCGAACAGGTGCGGTTGAATGGGCTGACGTCACGAGGATATCTCTTAGGGGCCAGTGTCCAGTTTTTGTCTGATGAAAACCCGACGACTGATTTACTGGCCGGCATCTTCCGGATCCACACGAAGCTGACGCCGCCTGTCCCGGCACAGGACATTGAAGATACCTTTGAGTATGACGTATCGAATTTTGAAGCATTATTCTCGTAAGGAGGGAAACTCATGGCAGTAAATAAAATCCCGGAAGTCATCAATGATATGCGGGCTTATATCGACGGCGCCGACGATTTAATCGGCGTCAACGAAGTTGAATTGCCGGATTTGAAATCGCTGACAGAAGATATTGAAGGCATCGGCGTCGCTGGTAAAATCGAAGCGCCCATCGCTGGCCATTTTGATTCCTTGGAATTAAAGATGACCTGGCAGGTGCCGACGAAAACGAGTTCCCGCCTGGTCGGCGGCAGTACATTGGCACTGGAACTCTACTCGGACATCCAGAACTGGGATAGCGGCGCCAATGATTATGAACACGAGCAGTACCGTGTCGCCGTTCGCGGCCGCGTCAAGAGCCACAACCCTGGCAAATTCAAAGCCGGTTCCAAGACGGACAGTGAAACTGTCATCGAATGTACATACTTCAAAATCGAAATGGGCGGCGCTACGCTCTGTGAAATCGACAAATACGGCTACAAAGCCATCGTAAACGGTATTGACCTGTTACAGCAGGTTCGCGCCAATATTGGTATGAACTAGGAGGATTCCCATGAAAGAAAAAGAAAACGAACTCGTCAACGCTGAAATCGTAGACCAGGAAAACATCCTGCATCTGACAAAACCACTGCCGAATGGACAGACGGAAATTTATTTTGATTTTACGAAGTTGAATGGCTATGCCCTGCTGGCATGCATGAACCAGGCTAAAAAGAAAGATAAACTCATGGCCGTACCGGCCTTGTCGATGGAATACCAGGCCATCGTGGCCGCGGCGGCAGCCAAAATGAAGTATGATGATATCCTCAACCTGAGTGGTCCGGACTTTATGGCAGCCTGCTTGAAAGCGCAGAATTTTTTGCTTCCCAAGGAGCCGTAGAAAATATAAGATTATCGGCCATGAGGCTGGCGAAGTACACGAAAACGCCGATTGGATGGTTCCTGGATCAGCCAATCGGTGATTTTTATGAGTGGATTCAAGTCATGAACGAAGAAGTCGAACGGGAAGAAGAAGAAATGAAGAAGGCTAAGAAGGGAGGGCGGTAAAATGAGCCGTGTCATGGAATTAGCCATTGCTATCAAAGGACGGCTGGATGGGTCTGTCGCGTCGTCTATGCAGCGGGCTATCGCCGAGTCCAAAGAGTTGAAGACTCAAATCAAGGCGGCCAATGACGCTATGCGGAGCGCACAGCGGGCGGCATCCGCTGAACAGCGGGCCACAGGCCAGGTTAGCGTAGCATCGTATCGGCAGATTGCCGCTCTCCAAGCTCGTATCAACGATTTGACCCAGCGACGGTCCGACATCTTAGATGCCCAGGCCAGAAAGCAAAAAGCACAGGCGGCCTTTGACAGTGCGAAAAGTAAACTCAGCAGTACAGCAACCAAAGTTGCAATTAGCGCGGCACCGTTAATAGCGGCCACCAAAGCCGCTGTTGATTTTGAAAGCGCCATGGCAGATGTACGTAAAGTCGTTGACTTTGATACGCCACAGCAATTCGCACAAATGAATGAAGACGTACTAAAATTATCGACCAATTTACCAATGGCAGCTGATGATATCGCGAAGATAGTAGCTGCTGGCGGACAAGCCGGAATAGCGCGGCAAGATTTGATGCGATTCGCCGAGGATGCAGTAAAGATGGGTGTGGCATTTGACGTCACAGCTGAACAAGCTGGGGACATGATGGCTAAGTGGCGAAGCGCTTTTAAGCTAAACCAGCAAGACGTAGTTGCCTTGGCGGACAAAATCAATTATTTGGGAAATACAACGGCCGCATCGGCACCATTGATTTCCGACGTCGTGACCCGCATCGGGCCACTTGGGGAAATCGGCGGGGTTGCGTCCGGTGAAATTGCCGCCCTGGGGGCATCCATGGTTGCCACAGGTGTACAGTCAGACGTAGCAGCAACTGGCATCAAGAATCTAATTTTGGGTATGACAGCAGGCGAAGGTGCCACGAAGAGCCAGGCCGCGGCCTTCCAACAGCTGGGATTTGATGCGGCAGATATGGCCAAACGGATGCAAACCGACGCTAAAGGCGCCATCATGGACGTTTTTCACGCATTGCAGGCGTTACCGAAGGACCAACAAGCCAGTGTGTTAGCTGATTTATTTGGGAAGGAATCAATCGGGGCCATTGCCCCACTATTGACTAACCTGGATGCATTAGAAGACAATTTCAAAAAAGTTGGTGATGCTTCGCAATATGCCGGATCAATGGAGGCGGAATATCAAGCCCGAAGCAGAACAACGGCCAATCAGCTACAATTAGCGAAGAATGCTATTGTTGCAGTAGGAATTGGGCTGGGGTCAGCATTATTACCTGCTATTAACGGAGTCTTGAATGCAGTCATCCCAGTAGTATCTGCTTTTGCAAATTGGGCTCAACAAAACCAAGGAATAGTACAGACCATTGTTGCCATGGCCGCCAGCTTTGCCGGCGTCTTATTGGCTGCTAGGTCTATTTTAGCCATCAGAGCCGGTTTCAATATGCTTAAAGAGACGGCTAACTTGTTCTTCATAGTAAACAAGAATGGGGAAACCGTATTGCGTGGGGCCGCAACGGCATCCAAACTTTTCCATGCCGGATTGAATGGATTAGGGGCAGCCTTTCGTCTTGCGGCAACAGGAGCCAGAGCGTTAGCAATGGCTCTCATGGCCAATCCTATTATCGCCATCGTGGCCGTCATCATCGCCGTGGTCGCCGCCATTATTTATTTCTGGAATACAAACGAACAATTCCGGGCCGCCGTCATTGCGATTTGGAACAATATCGTATCCTTTGGCATGAGTCTGTTTTCAGCCCTGGCCGCTTTCTTCACCGGGGTATGGAATGGCCTGGTCACGATTGCCACAGCCGTCTGGAGCGGCATCATGACCGTAGCGACGATGGCCGTATCGGTCATCATGGACATCATATCCGCCTTTGGCGCCTTCTTCACCGGGGTATGGAATGGCTGTCTGGCCATCGCGTCGGCTGTATGGGATGCTATTTCCAGCTTTGTATCGGGTGCAGCCAGCGTCATAGAAGGCATCATCTCTGCATTGGTAGATTATATTTCCTCTGCCTGGGACAGCGCGGTAGCGGCAGTACAAAGTTTTGCCAGCAGTGTCATAGATGCCATTGGCCAGGCCGTAGACTGGGCGATGGACAAGTGGAGCAGCTTAGTTAATGCCTTGTCGCATCCGATTGATACGGCTATCAATATTGCACAAAACATAACCCGTACAATCAGTGAAGCAACCAGCAGCGGTGATGACGTCAGCGAAAACGCCAGAGGTGGCATTTATCAGCGTGGGGCCTTCCTGACAACATTTGCGGAAGACTCGGCAGAAGCCGCTATCCCTTTAGACGGGTCGGCACGAGCTATCTCATTGTGGCAGCAGGCAGGAGCCGCGTTAGGTGTCATGCCCAAAACGCCACAGCGGATGAGTGCAGGAACAGCCAAAGCCCCGTCGTACAGCAACAGCAGCATCACACTGGATTTCCGGCCGACTATCAACGTCCAGGGCGGTGGCGACGTCGCTGATACCGTCCGTCAAGCCTTAGAAGAACAGGCGCGTCAATTCCAGCGGGAACTGCCTAAAATGCTGGATAAAGTATCCGCAGGACGGAGGCGGTTGAGCTATGAATAAGTACACGACAGTCCAGGGGGACATGTGGGATGCCATTGCGTATAAAATTTTCGGCAATGAGCTCTATATGAATGAATTGCTGGAAGCGAATGAAACGTACCGGAACACGGCTATTTTTCCAGCAGGGATTACATTGAACATCCCGGACATCAATGTAATCCAGTCATCCAAGATTTTGCCACCATGGAAGCGGTGATGCTATGTCTTTAGAAACAATTAAAGCCAAATTAAATGAATGGAAAAAAGAACTGACGCCGGGGACATTCCTCGGACGCCGGGCTTATGCTCAAATACTGTATACGCCGGCAGGCGAAACAGAGAGCAAAGACATATCCGAAGATATGATGAAGTATCTGCTATCCATTGAAGTGACGGACAACCTGTCTGGACAGGTCGATGACATGACAGTTACCTTGGAAGACAGGGCGCAGCTGTGGCAGGACACATGGTATCCGGAACCGGGGTCCAAATTGGACATTACCCTTTATACACTGAACAAAAACGGCGTCAACGAGGGTATCAAAGAATTGCCAGTCGGAGAATTTGAAGTTGATGAAATAGAAGTCAACGGGATGCCGACGACGGTACAAATCAAAGCCGTCAACGCTATTGCCGATACGTCATTGCGAGGCATTAAGCAGAATCAATCATGGGATAATATCAGTCTCTATAAAATCGCCAATGACATTGCCTGGAGAAATGGCATGTCGCTGGACTATGAGCCGGGGGACCAGAACAACCCATCGTATGAGCATGTCGAGCAGTCAGACGCATCAGACCTTGAATTTTTAAAAAAGCTATGTGATGATGCCGGCCTGGATCTGAAAATATCGACCAAGACCATTATCATCCTCGATGAATACCAGCTGGAAACCCAAGAGCCGCTGATTGTATTCTGGCGGCCAGGGACTGCCGCGTTTTCTGAGCAGACAAGCGATGATGACGTATCGCCTGAAAATCCTCTGAATTTCACGGAGTTCCTGTCATACTCAATGAAAGCCAAGACCCGTGACATTTATCGGGCCTGCCACGTTAAATACAAGCAGGGCAAGAACAAAGAAGTCATCGAGGGCTACTTTGAAGCCCCGAATAAGCAAACGGGGCTGACGCTGGAAGTGAATGAACAATGCGACACAGTGGACGCCGCAAATAAGCTGGCCAGGAAAAAATTGCGAGAACAGAACCGGGATGAAATCACGGCATCCTTTAGCCTGTACGGCGACTTCCACTTCATGGCCGGCATTATCATCGGTTTCATGAACTTCGGCGCCTTTGATGGAAAATATATCGTCACAAAGGCAACACACAGCCTGGGCAATGGTTATGTACTCAGTCTGGAAATGAGGAGGTGCCTCGATGGATACTAACATCAAAAAGCTATTGGAAAACCTGATATTTTATGGCACTGTATGCGCACTGACTCCGAAAGACGGAACCGTGCGCGTGTGTCGTGAAGATAAAGGAAACAAGGTAACGAACGATATGTTCGTCCTTCAACGCGGCTCATCGGAATCGAAAGATTTTTGGATGCCGGCTGTCGGGGACCAAGTGTTCTGCATACAGATGCCGAACTTTTCGGGTGCCGGCGTAGGCGACGGATTCGTTTTGGGGACCTTCTTCAGCAGCACCGACGCACCGCCTGGCGGAGCTGATGCCAATACACGGGTCATCGACACACCGGGAAACCTGAAAATCAATGTCGGCGGGGCTTTGCAGATTAATGCTTCCGGTGGGGATGTGGTAGTTAACGGCATATCACTCGTGTCGCATGTACACGGCGGTGTCATGCCAGGCGGCAGTAAAACGAGCACGCCAGAATAGGAGGCGCTATGTATATCGGATATATGGGCAGTCTGCCATTCATCGTATCGTCGCATTATCTAAGGACACCGGCCAACTATCAGACCGAGGCGGGAAGCCGCTGGCAGGACCATGACATTATCTATCATAAGCCGGTCAGTGAGTTCATCGGGCCGAAATTACGAACAATCACCTTTGACCTTATCCTCACAGCAGCGCATAACATTGCGATAAAAAAGGACTTGGCCACGATGAAGGAGATGTGCGAAAACGGCACTGTATTCCCGTTAATCATCGGGATGCGGCCAGTCAGCCAAAACTATTGGCGCCTGGACTCCATGTCCGTTTCGGACACGTTTTTCAGTTCCGTCGGGGCATTGATTTGGGATAAAGTAAACGTCAAGCTTGTCGAGTACGATGATAGCAACTACCAGGAAGAAAAATCGAAACTGAACCTTTATGGCAGCATTGCCAACGGGATATTGACCGTATTTAGATAGGAGGTATCCATGGAATATGTTGTAATGCCAGACGCTAAAACGATTGATTTTGCGCCAGCAACGAAAATCGAAGAAATATTGCAGAACGTCCGGACCATCTTGGGGACTGTAAAATTCTCAGTGCCGCTTGATAGGGAGTTTGGAATTTCCGGGGATGCCGTAGATAAGCCCATGCTACAAGCAGAAGCGATTTTGTCGAGTGAAATCTTTGCTCAAATCAAGCGCTACGAGCCGAGGGTAAGCATTACAGAAATAACATTCACTGGTGATATCAACGGACGACTTATGCCGAAAGTGACGGTGAAAATTAATGAAACTAGCTGATTTACCGGACATCGAATTCGTAGACAGCGATGCGGAGAAAATCAAAGCCGCCGTCTTTAACGACTATACCAGCATAACCGGCCGGACCTTAGCCCAGGGCGATCCGGTACGACTGTTCTTGCTTGTTGTCGCCGAAGCTTTTATCCGGCTGCTGAATAACCAGAACTACGTCGGCAAGCAGAATTTACTGCGCTATGCAACCGGGGATAATCTTGATCACCTAGGGGCGCTGACTGACACAACGCGCATACCGGCATCAGCAGCTACAACAACAATTAAAATTACGCTGTCGGCTGCGCGTAATCAAGAAACAATCATACCCGCAGGAACGCGGGTTGTTACAGCTAGCGGGGTTTATTTTGCAATCGACGACGATACTGTTGTCCTGGCAGGTGGGCTAACGGTAAATGCTAAAGCAACTTGTCAGGTAACTGGTGAACTGGGAAATGGGTTTTTACCCGGAGAAATCAGTAATATTGTGGACCATGTCGCCTATGTAGCCACCATGGTTAACCTGACGGCCAGCGCCGGCGGCGCAGATAAAGAAAGCGATGATGCATATCGGGAGCGAATTCATGAGTCACCGGAGCGTTTCTCGACAGCGGGCCCTACCGGTGCATATGAGTACTGGGCAAAATCTGCCAACAGCGCTATAAATGATGTGACAGTATACAGCCCATCGGCGGGCGTCGTAGAAATACGGCCACTGCTGGACGGCGGGAAAATCCCTGGGCAGGAAGTGTTGGATGTCGTGGATAGTATCTTGAATAAGGATACCGTACGGCCGCTCACTGATCAGGTACAAGTCAAGGCTCCGGAACCTGTCAGCTATGACATCAGTCTGACGTACTACATTGACCGTGGGGTGTCAGAATCTACGGTAAAAGACGCCGTTACGCAGGCAATCGCAGGGTATGAGCTGTGGCAGTCTGCGAAGATAGGGCGTGATATCAATCCGTCCAGGCTGATTGCAGATGTAATGTCTGTTCCTGGTGTTAAGCGAATCGTTGTAGCATCTCCAGTATATACTGAGTTAACCAATATACAGGTCGCACAGGCGGATAAAATAAGTGCAACATTGGGAGGTAGCGAAGATGAATGACGATGAATATAAAATTGCAGAACATCTCCCAGCATCCATTAACGCAGAACCTGTCATTACCTTGGCCAGCGCTGTCGATGCAGGATTGGCGAAAATTAACCCCGATTTGCTATTGATTTATCCCGCTATTGATACGCTGGGCGAGGATCTGATTGATTGTCTTGCGGTCCAGCTACATGTAGATGAATACGATGATACGGCGACATTGAGCGTAAAAAGGCAACAAGTGAAAGAATCGCTGCTACTACATCGGCTGAAATGTACGAAGTATGCGGTACAGAAAGCGGTATCCACAGCGTATCAATCAGCTAAAGTAGAAGAATGGCCCGCATATAGCGGAGATCCGTATCATTTTCGTATATCTGGAATTACCGCTCCCATCGAAGGCGGGGCTGTAGTAAATAAACTAGTACGAATCGTGAATGCGTACAAAAATACACGGTCATGGCTAGACTATATTGAATTTATAGAATCCACTACTACTACTACTAAGTCCGTGGCTTGCATCATGGATGATGAAAATTTGACGATTATAAGCAAAATAACTGATGAAATAATAATTAATACGAATATGCGCGCAGCGGTCGGGTTGATGGATGATGAGGAGGTATTTGTAAATGTCGAATTGGCAAGGATTTAAAAGAACAAAATTAGGGCAGAATTTACAAGCTAAAATCGATGCAGGGTTAACAAAATTTAAAATTACAAAGCTAGGAATTGGGGATGGCTCATACCAAGGAACTGTTGAAAATATGATTGCTCTCTCAAATAAAAAGCAAGATTTAAATGTTAGTAAAATAGAAGTTAGCGAAAACGTCATAAAAATTCAAACTACGATAACGAATACTGGGGTGACAGAAAAATATCAGATGACAGAAATTGGCATTTTTGCAACGGACCCAGAAATGGGTGAAATTCTATATGCTGTCATGACTGACCCTAATCCTGACACGATGCCGGCATATGGATCGGCAACAGTAGTAAAAAAAACTTGGACATTTAATTTAATAGTCGATAATACTGGCGACGTATCAGCCGTAATAGACAGCGCATCTTTAATTACTGTTGGTGACCTTGCTAACCATAACAACGACACTAACGCGCATACAGCCCTGGCAGCCACGATTGACGACACCATAGTACCTAAATCTGATACAAATACCATCCGGAATCTGCTCAATAATCTTGCTAATCGTATCAAAACCGCCACGGGGGCAAGCGGATGGAAAGAAGCACCAGCGGCGACCCTTGCAAGTCTGAGTACGATGTTTGCTAATTTGGCGACCGGAGCAGACGTCACATGGGACGGAAAAAAGTTTACAAATCATCGTCTGGGCATCACCGGGCTAATGGACCAAAATGGCTACATTTGCTTTGGCCCGAATGTCGGCGGCCAAATTATACAGTGGGGAATAGTCCGGCAACAGGCTAATGGTTCCTCAATATTTTTCCCCATCAAATTTTTGCAAAAGGCGTATATTGTAGATATCACAGATATTTCAGACGGAAATGATGATATAATTGGTTGCCATTCTGCGGGAGACATAACAAATACGAAATTTACTATAAAATGTGCACCTGTTAATACTGGCTCGATCTCGTCACTTTGGGCTTTGTGGTTTTGTATAGGGCAGTAG